AACTGTAACGTTTCTAAATGAAATAATCAAATTATCACTTGTAGTTGTTGCAGTTTTTAATTGAAGGTAACCTATAACCCAATCCCTTATGTATGCTTCTGAAAGGGTATTACGGTTAACACCATTAGGATCAGAAAGAAGTTCTTTTTTAATATTAATCTCAAGTTCCCTATTAATCTGAGAAGTTATCCTTCGAAGTTGAATTGAAAATGTGGTTCCATCTGGATTTAAAAGATTATTATTCTTTTGTAATGAATTAACTCCCTGTAAAATTTGAAACCAACCATTATCATGATCAAAATAGGTTGCTAAAACGCCATTTTCAAGGCATTTTTCTTTTTGTTTATCATTAAGAGGATGAACTTCACCATCAATATTAATATTTTTAAAGGTTATAGGAATTTGGGGAGCTATACCACAAATTCTTCCTAACACAACAGCAGCCTTATAAATAGAAGGGAAAATTCTAAACCCGCTTCCAGTTGAAATTGATTTCTTTTTAACTGCTCCATGACAAACAATTACCCTATCGGAATTAAAATACTTTGCTATTTGTATTGAGCCATTTGTTTGGTCAAATTTTGTTTGGTCAGCACCACCGCCAACAATCATCATTTTTTCGAATCTTGCGGAATTGTAAATATGATTTAAAATAGCAGTATTTTGTACCCCTTGTGCATCATCTCCCCACTTATCTGCAATAAAAAATGTAAATGGTAAATCCTTAACGGCATCAAGTGCATCTTGAAGAGTATTTGGGGCACTATAATTTTCAACACCCCCAGATGCTAGAATATTCCCAGAATACAAAATTAAATCAGCAGAAGTAATGGCTCCAGTTCCCGTAATCGTTTTTGTTTTTATGTGAAAAAGGTTATTCAAAATAATATCATTTTCCGCCCAAGCGATTAACTCACTCATATTTGAAAATTCAGGGCTTTTCGTAAGTAACTCAGGAGTCGTTTCATTCAAAGAAATTCCATCATAAGCAATACCATCATCAGCAACACCCTTAAACGTTCCGCGCCATAAAGAAAAAACAAATTTATTTGGGTCATCGGTTCCAGAAGTAAGCTTGCCAGCATAACCTTTTACTAAAACATTTATTGACGATTGAACACCATTACCTATAACACCTTCATCCCTACACTGAAGAACAAGTGAACCACCAGCACTACCACCACCTGTTGGTGAAAAAGTTATTTCGGCAGGAGTGGTTGAACAGGCTCTAACAAAATATATCCTCGAAACACCATTAACGCCACGTGCTGGATTAAATAGTGGATCACTTAAAAGCCACCAAAGACCACCCTTTACATAATCCCTAAACTGCTGAATATCATCAAAAATATAAACAGAATCTTTTCCATTAGAAAGGGTTCCCTGAATTCCCGCCCCACCACCAAAAGTTGCGCCAGAACCAGTATCAATAATGCATATAGTTCCATAATCAAGTTGTGCAGGAGGGTTTTTTACAACGGATTTAATCGTCGAATAGGCTCCTGGAAGTATAACTCGCCTATTATTAAATATAAAATTAGTAGCCATTTTATTTCTTATTAATTTCTTCAAACATGTAAAGACCACAAATTTGGAATAAATTTAATCAATTTTTATTTTTTATCATTAAATTATTCCGTATTCCCTAAAAATTAAATTCCATTCTTCAAGTGGCTTTTCTTCATTTGGTAAAAACCTCTTGGTTACATATAGCCTATGTATTTCTGGAACAGCCAAAAGGTCCATTGCTAAATCCCTACTTACAACTTCGGAATTTAAATTTTCATTTTGTTCATTCTTCTTTGCCATTTCTTAAAAATTTACTCTATTAATTCAAATTTTCCGCTTTCATTCATTTTTTCAAATGCTTCTTGTGGGCTTAATTTCCACCAATTAGGAATCTCAAAAACCCACGAAACGTATTCAGAGCAATACATTCTATTATCTGCTCCTGGCGCTTTTCTACCGTGCCATTTTCCAGTTAATATATACAATGGTTGCCATATAAATAAGGAAGAAAAATCATATGGAGTATGACCCCATTTACTTACTGCTCGATATTTTTCCCTATAAGAAAAATTTTTTGGTCGGTGGATTTTGTATTTATAATTATACTTAATTAACCATTCAGATAATGGCCTTGGATTTGTTCCATCCTTTTGGCTATCAATTATAAATAATTCCCCCCAAACCTCAATTACAAGGGCAGTATGATTTATTCGGCTTTTGGTAAATTTTTGTATTAATTTACCCAAAATACCATTACTTGTACAGTGAAGAACATCACCACTTCTTAAGTCACTTTTACTAATAATCTTCATATAATTAATAAATTCCGTCAACTAAGACTTTTTTTAATTCAGATATAAAAATTTCATACGTTCCAAAATTTAATGTATACCCTTGCTCCTTAAGCCCTTTCCCAAAATACCCATTTGTAGATTCAATAAAATCCATAATACCATCAGAAGAATCACCATAATTCTTTCCAAAAATTCCGCAATCCGTAAAAGAAAAAATAAGTAACTGGGTTATTTGAAACAGGTTCTCCGCATCAGGTGTCTGTAAAAACATACCTACTATAAACTTAACATTAAACCAACGATCCCTGCAAGATTGAACCATGTTCCCATGATGGATATGCCAATTCTTTAAAATGAACATTTGTGCTTCAGATTCAGACATTCCCTTTTCGGTTACCAAATACATTATTGCATCATTATCATTTTTAAATGCATAAAGTTCAATGAGTATATCTTTTTCTTCAGATGTTAAATCACTCCAAGCAGATTTAAATGAAATATTTCTTATTTCCCTTTGAACGGAAAGGTAATCTTTTACGCAATTACTTCCAAATTTATACCAATTTTTTATTGAGCTAATATCTACATAATTTTGAGGAATTGTGTCATTTTCAAAAATACAGATAAACGGCATATTTCCATTTAAATCAGAAACATTCCAAGATTCTTGATCAACACCCAAAATACCGCCATTTAAAACATAGGATAAAAGTTTCCTTTCCATTATTGTACTCTCCAAAATTCAATCATTCTATCAGATATATATGCAACACCACCACTTCCATGATACTGAAGTTCAAACGTATTTACACCAGAAAGTTGAATAATTTTACTATAAGACTGAAATATCCTATTTATTGACCTTGTTGGTCTTTGAATTAAAGGATTACCTAAGGGGTTACCATTCAACAAAAGTCTTGAATAGAAATCCCTATTTGTTTGACTCATACCAAATCTAAAATTAACAGATATACGGTAAAAAGAATTTATCAATTCTGATGTGGTTAACGTAAGTGCCGTTTGATATGTATTTGCTGTGGTCGTTAATTCCCCTAATTCTTGAGCAAAATGAAAGTCAAGACCATAAACATTTGAATTCAATTTCCTTGGTATTATTACGCCATTTTTCTTTGTTGTCAAATATATATCAAAGCCAGTTCCAACCCTAACAAAATACAACGTATCTGCTGTAAGTTCTTCGGTAGGTGGAAGACTACTTAATGTTTTACAAAATTTAACCCTCTCCATATTTTAAATGTTAAGGTTGGGGATTTCTCCCCAACTATGTTTACCACTGAAGAAGATTCCAAATGGAAGAAACCACCGTTCCCTTATAAGTTAGATTGTCGTTACCATTATCTCCAAGTTCATCAAGAACAGCCTTATTGGGGTGGGTGTGACTATCGGCAACAGCCTGATTTACTTGAGTATTAGTTACAGTTAAACCATTAACAAATGTAGCCGCAGCGTCAATCTGGGCAACTGGGGATGTTGGTTTGTTCTGAATATTTGCCCACTCAAGGGTTACATCCATTGACTCGTACTCAGCAACCTTTACATAAGCAGTTGTATTAGGATTCCATGCATAAAGTGCTGCTCCCGTAAGAACTGTTGGGTCACCTGTTGCATTAAGAACAAGGGTAAGAAATGCTACACCTGCAGATGTATCAATAGCATCCCTTTCTGTAATATCTGCAACAATTTTAAATGCTGATCCTCCTAAAATTTTTCCAATAAGTTCAGTAATCATTGCAGAGTTACCGATTGCTCTAGGAACTCCAGTGTTGCTGGTTATATAAGATTCGGCATAACCATTGATCGAATCCTCAATATAATAAAAAGCATTTGGTTCCCATGTTGTTGGAACTGCCGTTACTTTAAAAAATTTTACTTGTGCCATAATTTAAATTTTTAACGTAAAAAATAATTAAACAAATATATAAAGAAAAATGGTTTTACCAATCAAGTGCCCTCCAATCATATTCAAGAAATTTTTGTGTAACTTTACTGTTCTCAATTGGATTCTTTGATGAAATACTAAACTCACTATCAACAACAATCATTCCACCACCAATCAAATTATCAACAGCCTTCGCTAACTTTTGAACATCGGTAATATCTGAATTTAAATTTCCATTAAAATCTGAAGTATCAAGGGATATAGCAGTTGCTGGGTGCTGACCCATTAACCTTCTTGACCCCTCATCAAGTTCATTGTGCCTTAATCTTACAAATGGTTCTGGTGGTTGAATTGGTGGAAGAACCCCTTCCCCCTCAATAAATCTTCCATTCATATAGATACCCCTAATCATATCATCAGGGTCATACTCCATATTTGGAATTCGTTCATCGTAAAACATATCAATAAATATGGTTCTATAAAATATATTTACGGGAACCATATCTGGTTGTAACTGTAAATCTCCACCACCAACCTTAATATTTCGTATTCCAAATTCCTCAAGCATCATAAACCCTGACATAATTAGGGAGCGAATTGTATAATATAAAATTAAAACTTCAGCATAATTATCAGAAGTTAAAACAAGTGCATATCGTGAAGAATATTGTCTTTCAAGAAATTCTCCATTATCATTATATCCTAAACCGCTTGCATCATTTGTTTCCCCTGGCATAACAATATGAACAGTCGGCATATGTGCTCGACTTTGATCAAAAAAGATTCTAACCCCAACTTTCCGTTGATCTAACGGCTCTTTTATCAAAATTTCTTTTGCTGCATCATAATAGTTAAACCCATTATAGGTTATTCCCCCAAATAATCTGTATAAAAAAGATTTTTCTTCAGCACCCTTACTAATTCGATCCTCATATTCATACTTAATCCATTTGAGCAACCCCTCAATGGTTCTAAGTAACCCTATTTCTGGAAGAATCAGCATTATATAAATAATTTACCAATAAATTCAGTCGTTTTTATAATATCATCCCTATCAAATTCCATATTAGGAAAACGCTCTTCATATTTTGTATCAATAAATAATTCCCTATAAAAAACATTAACAGGGATGATATCCGATTGTAATTGCAAATCTCCACCACCTAAAACAACTTCACGTAATCCTAAATTTTCTAACGTCATAAAACCTGACGTAATAAGGGATTTTATAGTGTAATATATGATTAAAACTTCAGAATAGTTATCCGAAGTAATTACTAATGAAAATTTAACGGAATAATATCGATCAAGCACCTCACCATTATCATTTTGCCCTAACCCCGATAACTCATTTGTTTCTGCTGGAAGGGTAATATGTATTGTCGGAAGATGTGCTCTTTGTGGATCAAAGAAAATTCTTACCCTTAACTTACGCTGATCAAGTGGATCCGAAAGGAATATCTTTTTAGCCTGCTCGTAATAATTAAACCCGTTGTACTCAATTCCATAAAACAATTTATAAAGATAAGATTTTTCTTCAGCACCTTGTAAAACCCTTTCCTCATAATTGCTTTTTAACCATAAAAAAAGCCCTTCAAGTGCTTTTAATAATGCTATTTCTGGTAATATTACTGCCATTTAAAATCCCAATGAATCTAAGAATTTATCAATTTCCCTCCTTTTTATTTCTTCAAGATTTGAATTCATAATAGCCTTTTCAAGAAAATTGTGTGCTTGAATTCCTGTATGTATCCAAGAATTCTTATCTGAATTATTACTTACCCTTCTAAATGACATATAACTACCATGGTGTGGCTTCTGTGACCGCCTTATCCCCTCATAAATAGAACTTTTATGCTGATATGTTTCATATACCACACCATCATATCCTGTAACCCTTGGTCTTATTCCAAGATTTTCTGTATATTTAGGTGGGAGCATGGCTTTCTTTATACTTTCACCCCCTGTTAATCCACTTGCAATTTTATATATATCTGATGGCATAACATTTGAAAACACCTGACTTTCCCCTAAAGCACCAGCACTTGCATGTCTAAACGGAATTGTTAAATACCAACCCGACGAATTTTTACCATTTTTACTAATTTTTAGTGTTAAAACCCTCTTATTACTTCTTTGAAACCCAATTTTCATATCAAAAGCACTAATTCCTTGTTCTATGGCATTGGGAAGCCATCCAGCCAAACCAACAATTGCTGAATTATAATCAACTTTCTTAATATAAATGCCTTGTTGATATTCAATTCTTGAACCATGAAGGGATCTCGAAGCATTTAACCATTCAGTTTCAATCCGTTTAGTAATGCTATTTAGCATCGAAGTTACAAATGGCCTAATGTCCTCCCTATCAATTTGAAATTTTTGTATTAAGGGCTTTAAATCTATAGTAATTGGTACTACCATTGCGTATTATCTATATTTTGTCCAATCAAACTTGGTCTATCAATAACGTAACTTGCCTTAGCAGCAATAGCATTAATTGGCAAATAAATTTTTCTTTCCGTATGATTTTCATCTCTAATATTAGATGAACGTATATCATGTGGTATATCAATAACAAAGTATTGCGGATAATGCTTATAACGAATACTTACTATTTTCATATTTTGGGTTTTTAGGTTACTTTTTAATGTAAAAGTATAATCATTAAATTCATAATCTTCACCCAAAGTTAATGGAACTAATGGTGAAGTAGGTGAAGAAAATCCAAAAATATTAATAATAGAATTCATTTTATAAACAGAATAGGCATAACTTTTACCATTAACATCCTTATTTGAAAGATATAAAATTTCACTATCAATAGTTTCACTATCAATAATTGTTATTCTATCCATATAGGATAATTTATCCCGATTTAATGCTGTAACCTGAATTGTTCCTTTTCTTTCTGGAGACCAAACTGTGTATTTTGTATTACTGTTAATTGAAGTAATTATCATTTTAGTTTGCCGTAATCCAAGCATAACCCAACCAGTCCCAAGACAATTTTTACAAGTTAATAGTGGAGAAGTGTTTTCACCACGACATGGGCACATTATTGTTTCTTCCCAAAGAACATTATACCCCTTGTTTTGAACAATTGCCTCGAATTCCGAAACACTAAATGTAACACTTGGACGACCAATAATGCTTGGTGGTAGGGTTTGTAATATCTTTTTTGCCATATCATTCAACTTTTACAATTACCTTAATAAAAGTAATCCAAATAAAAATCCAGAACCAGCTCCCCCAATTACCCCCCAACGTAAAACTTTATTTTGACGACGCATTCTTTTAAGTTCATTATCAGTATAAATTCTTACCTTTTCCGAATTTTCAAACATATCTTTATACTTATTACAATTACTCATAGAAAGTTTAAATTTTTCTTCAATTTGTTTGTTTATATTTTTTAAATCGGAAATAATTAATTCTGATTGATTAACTTGATCAACAAGATTTTTATTTTGTAACTTTAAATTAGAATTCTCAATCCAGGTTAAATGAATACCCTTTATCTGTGGTTCATTAAATGGAAAACGTTTATCTCCAGGATAAGGATACGCAATTTTATTAAGAAATTCATAGCTCTCCTCTGCAGGAATTTTTAAAATTGAATCTTTTAACCCAATAAACTCAATTCTTAATTTTACGTAATTTCCCCTTAAAATATTTAATTCTGTAACCTTTAAATTATAAGCCAATTGCAATGAATCTTGAATTCTTTGCCTTTCTTGTATAGCCAAATTTACCTCAATAACTTGCTTTTTTAAAATTTCATTTTGAAATCTAAGTTTCGTTACTCTTTCAAATAATTCTTCAGACCTTTTTTTGTTACACCCATTCACAATTAACGACACAAAAAACATTACTATAAGTAGAATTAAAGATATATTCTTAATTCTGTTTAAATATTTTTCAAATAAATTAGTAAAATCAAATATTTTCATAAAGTAATTAAGTTTTAAAAAACATTAAAGATTAAGACTACGAACAATTGCATCAGCAACTTTATCCTCATTATACTTAGGCAAATCAATATTGTTTAAAAAACAAATTTCAGAAAGAATAACAGGTGCATTCTTACCATTAAGTTTAGTTTTTTCAATTATTGCCAATTGCCCTCTGGCACTTTCTTTTGGAAATTTATACTTTCTGTTAGGATTTGGCACCCTAACTGGAATTCCTTGTGCCCTTGAAATTTCATCAACCATTTTATTTGCAATTTCTAAAAGCCATGGCTCGGAATTTTCAGAAACAAAAATTTCTGTTCCTGTTGCCCCAGGAAAATTATTGTTAAAATGAAATTCAATTACAATCCAGCCAGGAATAATATTTTTATTAATCCAATCAACAACGGAAAACAATGACATATTCTCATCGTCAACCATAACATCAACTGGATATTTATGTAACTTTTCAACAACTTTCTTTTGCAAACTTCTGGTTCTAATATATTCATAAACACCATCATAACCTAATGCTCCAGGTGAACCAACACTGTGCCCTGCTATAACAAATATCCCTTTTATTTTCATAATTCAATTTTTAAAGTGTTGCAAAACCTATTCCCCTATATACTGATTTAACCCTATCAAGAGTTTTCTTAACTTCATCAACATACATTTTTATACGAGCAGAATACGCAGAGTTTTCTGCTGAGTTTGTTGTTCCTATTGATTGAGAAAGTCCATCTATACTTAGTGAATAAGAAGCAACTGCTGCTTGCCCTAAAACAATATCCCCAAGAACATTAAAAACACCAATAGACGCTAATTTCCCGACAACATTCATTAACTCATAAGGAATTTTTCCAAATCCGGTTAAGTATTGAACCGTCCAATAATTAGGAATGTTTCTAAAAGTATGTAATCCTGTCTGTGCTGTTATACCTGAAAGTATAACTTCACCACTACCCTCAACAACCCCCTTAGAAACTGGAACAACAAATATTTTTCTTTCAAAATAATAATCGCTTGTCATTCTTGAACTTAACCAAACCCTTGGATAAGTAATTTGTTCAACTCCATTAATAAATCCTATAAGAGCTAATGGTTTGTAAACAGGTTTTGATACATTCATAATAGGGAAGCCACTTATATAATCATCCCTATGATAATGTATTTTTTCTGTAATTAATTTAGGTTTAAATGAAATATCAAGGTATCGCTCAATTTCTTGTTGGGCTGCTTTTATGTATGTCTCATAAACATCCATACTAAGCAATGTTCCATCTTGTGAACGGGTATCTATACCATAAAAATAGAGAGCCACTACCTCTTCAGGAGATAGTATAAGCTCCCCATTCTTACGATACTTTATTCTAAACGTTATCCGCATTTATAATTGCCTTAAAAATTTCAACAATCAACTGTGGCTTGCGTAATGGTTCAACTGTGGCTTGCTCAAATCCAAGTTTATCAACGGCAAATTTTTTAAGGTCATTTACGTTTTGCTCAATAAGATCTGCAAGTGCATTAAACTCTTTATCGCTAATTGCCTGCTTTACAACTTCCTTTGATTCAAGTTTTAAGTCCTCAAACTCTTTCTTCCACCCATTTACTTCATCTTCAAGAATAGCAATCTTCTTTTCATATTGCTCTTTTTGATCCGAATTCTGAAGTTTAAGTGCATCAATTTGTTCAAGAAGTGCCTTTATTTCTGGCTCTTCAACCTTATTTTTTTCGGTTTCTTCCCTTTGTGGTAACTTACCAAAAAGATAAACCATTGTATTATACTTTTTGGTAATTTCAAAGGCAACTTCGTCACTTACTTCAGCAACACCTGAGCCATTAAATTCAATCTTATGGCCACCGATACCTACAGTTTGGCCAAACCATCCTTTTCTGTTTGTTTGAATTTTCATATTTTACGAATTTTTTAACAAAAAAGGGGAAGTAAATCAGTCACTATCTACCTTCCCCTTATTTACTATTTAAATTATTTAAGACATTTTACTACCAATATTAATAATCCTTGCAATCTTTTGCTGGGCAAAAAGTACAGGGGTAAGGTAAGCAAGGACCATAAAACGAGTAGCAGGACTTGTACGAGCCAAATCCATACGCATAATAGGAGCTAATTGCTTAATTGCCCAAACTTCATCACTGTTCTGGAGAACAATTGCCGAATGGGTGTTTGCAATAAAACGATTGCGATCACGAACCTTTCCTGCAGTTCCTCCATCATAACCGGCAGCATGTTCAGCAGCACTTACCGAAAAGATCGGGTAGTATTCCTCCTCATTAGGAGCATCAACCTCTGTGCGGTAAATTACAAAAGACTCAGTTGCATAAGCACCAGCCCCTGCAGTAAAAAGCAAATCTACAGATTCAGTAACACCAACGGCTTGGATTGCTCCGGGATTTAAGCGAAGAAGGGCAGATTCACCATAACGGTTTTTAGCAGCAACAGCCCAGAAATACCCACCAGCTCCGTCGCCAAATTTGGTATTAACGTCACCCGAAACAATTGAAATACCAGAGCCAACTATTTCTGGTTTAGCAGGGGCTTTGGGTGAAGTGGCACCATCATCAAATTTGCGTGGCTTCTTGTAATCAAAGAAGATGTCATCCTGAACATCAATTAACCCAAATTGGGTCTGAATCTTATTAACAGATTGACCCATTGTTGCCCCCTGAACTGAACCTGCCATTCCAGGAATAATGTATTTACGGTCATGATAGTATTTAACGTAATTACTGAAAACTAATGGATTTGAAATTATATCAGTAACATACCCAAAACCATCATTTACTACATTATTTGAAGCTGCTTCAATGTGGGTATCAGTTAAAACATGGCCACGAGCATCAATAATCCTACTACTTCCAAGATAAGTTGCAAGGCTATCGGCTCCCTGATGCTGAGCAAAAATTCCATCAAATTCATTGCTAACAAGATTAGAATTAGCAGTGGGAAGTGCTTTATTGAGAGCACGGAGTAAAAATTGTGTTTTATTCATTACCTCCTGTGAAAGAGCATTACCTACACCCGAACCAAGTTTCACAAGTTCAAAAGGATGGGTAACTTCTCCGGTAACACCCGTATACTTAATAAGCACAGCATTCCTACGGTAAATTGAATCCGTTGACTGCGGAGTTTCACCCTCCTGATTAAAAATCCCAATATCTAAACCGTAATCAACCAATTGATTGAATTCTTCAACGGTATTATATGCCTTTTGTTTTGGCATCATTTTCCATAACTTAATATGGCGATCCTGGGAAGTGATGATTTTTAATGCAGGATCAAGGGATTCAACTTTTAGTGCAGCACCAGAAGTATCAATTCCAGTTAAATCACGACCAGTTTTATCCCCTGCTGACATTGCTTTTACTAAATCATACAACTTTCCCGCTGTCTCAAATCCCTCGAGAGCACCTGTTTCAAGTCCCGAGTATTGATATAAATCCTGAATTTTATCCATTGTTTAAAAAATTTTTATTATTTCAAAATTATTGATTATCGTACAAGACGGATATTTTCTTTTACAAATAACTCCTGTGCAACATCATATGGAATAGGGGCACTACCCATATTATAATGCAAAAGTGCCTTTTCAAAACGGCTTCGCTGATTTACATCAGTACTTTTTTCAATTACACTTTCAAGTGCCTTAATTACTTCATCCTTTTGAAGGGATACGCTAAGAATTTTTCTATTGTTTTCATCCTCACCTAATCCACCCTTTTCAAGTATGGCTTGGCGAGAAAACCCCCTACGTGGCTCTGGGATTTTTCCCATTTCATCAATTGACTTCTTGATAGAATTTAGTTCCTCTTCAACTTTTTGCGAAATTGATTCTAATGCTTTCTCAAATGAAGCAGAAAGTTTTTGGGTAACTCTTTGTAATTGAATTTCATTTGCTGCCCTAATTGCTTTTAAGATATCAGCATCAAGAGATTTTTTCTTAACACTGCTTTTCTTTTTTTCAATTTCTTCCTCTTCTGCACTTTCTTCATCTTTCTCGATTTCGTCTTCTTCGTCTTCAAAATCCTCATCCATTTCTTCATCCTCTTCAATTTCGGCTTCTTTTTTAGCCTTAGAGATTATTGAATCAATTTCTTTTTCCGAGAACTCTAAATCCTCAAGACTCTTTCTGAGTTCTTCGAGATTTATCTTCGACATATAAATATAAATTTAGTAAAAAATCAAATTTGATTATAAATTTACAAATGTTGAATAATTAATATGGATTAAAATTAATCAATTTTTATTTATCAACAAAAAATTTATCAAAAATTCTTGATAATTTTTTTACGAGCAACCATTAATACATCTTTTGATATTAAACCATCATCATATGCCTTCTTTAAATTTTCTAATACTGATTTTAACTTAATAAGTTTTTTATCTAAAGACTCTTTCATTAATGGTCGCCCAGATTCTGTTGACATAGCCTTACCAATAATGATATTAAAATCCTTGTCAACACGAACTCTAACATTATCTGTAGTTACAACATCAAGAATGTAAGTTTTACCCCCATTTGCTGTTTCATCAAATTCATAATCAATAAAATCTTCTTTTTGTTGCCCCTTAACCAAATCAACAAACGTATTACTATTTACTGGAGTTGGGGTTATTGCTACCCCTGTTATTAATGCTCGAGTAACACGTTTAGGATTATTAGGGTCTCTCTGTAAAACCTTACCTTCAATTGACCAGCCTAACTTACGAGAACTACCTGACTTTTTAAGAATTTGTATTAACTCATAAGTATCTCTAGCTTGCTTCTGGTCAGGGTATAGCATTCCCTTAATGTAAAACTTATTATCCTTTACATAGCAATCAATTGGTTCACCTATAATTTTAGATGGATCTGATTTAGACATATGGTTCCAGTTGATAAATCCCATACTCCTAAATCTATCAAGGATATATCCATTTGGAACCAAAACTTCTTCATCCGCATCTTCATCGTCTGTTGAAGCAATACCTTCAACTATCATAACTTCATTTCCATTTTTATCCTTCCCCTTTTCAATATTTGATAAGGGAACAAAGAAGTTAAAATCATTATTTGTTGCCATCTTCTCCTGAATTATCATCTTCATCATTTATTATTTCTTCAACAACTTTATTAAATACATCATTCCACACATCTTCATCAATTTTTTCATTCTTAACATAATTAGCAAAATCATTAATAAGCATTTCCAACACCTCATCAACATCATTATTCGCACCACTCTTCTCTATATCCGAATTAATCGACGCAAATAGTGCAACCCTAGCAACCCCCATTAAACCAACATGTTCAAGGTAATGTAAAAATAGTTCCTTAAAAATCACTCCAGTCCCCATAGAAAGTAAACTTCCAGCACCACCAGAAACAGCAATACTCCCAATAACTAATGCCATATGTCCGAAAACTGTTTTAATTGCTTTCTTCTCTTCATCGCTTAACCTTTTTCCAGAAAAAAATTTACCAATTTCTATTGATGCCTCTTCAATTTCTTTAACTTCCTTTTTCAGAACTAAAACAATTCCCTTAGATTTTCTTTTTAAAAATTCTGATAAATTTTTTCTTTCTTCCGAATTAGGCTCATTACCTCCACTTCTAAAAAATTCTCTCTCCCTTTTTATTAAATCCTTAATTTTTTCAGATATTTTCTTCTTATCTTTGTCGCCTTGTTTTACATCTTTTGGTTTATCTTCCTCCTTATTGTTTCCAACAGACTCTTCTTTCTTATCACCATCAGAAGTTTCCTCTTTTTCAAGACCCTCACTCTTGCGTCGTTCAAGTTCAATTTTAGCAATAATTCTTAATCGCTCATCACTTCCAGCGGCTGCACGCTTCAAATCCTCATCTGATGTCTCTTTTGCAAAATTAGCAAGTTCATCATCTGTATATTCATCAGTACCTTTATTAGATTTTTTATTATCATCATTATTGTCAGCCACACCCCCATCTTGCTTTTTATAACCATATTTTTGACCAACACGTTTCAACCTTCTATTTTCAGGATTATCAATATAAATACCTGAACGAGCCTTGGTAATCAACTCATCCTCGGTAAAAGAATTAACTAAATTTATTGCAGACCCCCTTATGCCTAAAACATCATTCACCATAAATGATTTCTTTAGGAATGTTTCCTCAAGGTATCTTAGATACTCCCTTGAAACCTTACTCTTTGAAGTGTAGCTGTCCTTGGGCTTAGTGTATGAATACTTAAAAGCACCGCCTGGAAGTTTCTCCTGGAATATATTCGACCAATCTGGATGTTTAGATTTTATCTCATCAATATCCTGATAGGTTCTCTCAACGATTGAAACACCAAGTCCCAGCTCTTCTAATTCACCGTACAACCTGTCTCTTCTCTGTGAAAAATCTTCAAATTCCTGTTTCTCCCTTTCACGTATTCTATTAAGTTCTTCCCTTTTTTCATCCTTCCTTTTAAGGTACCTAACAATATAATCTATACGCTTATCTAGCTCCTCATCGCTTATTCTATAATCAATATAGGCAACCGTATTATCATTAATGTAACGCTTAGCGCCAACGGAATGGTCTGAAATTCTTATCTGATCACCATTAACACTATCGTCAAGCCTTAAATACCAACTCTTACCATATGGTGTTGATGATTTAGATATATACTTAACCTCATACCCAGCCTTCTTAAGCCCATCCTCAATTCTTTTAGAAACCTTTTCGTATATGGGGTCTAGATTCTTGCTGCGCTCCTCAACCCTTCTCTCCTCATCAAACTCAAGTTTCCTTTGGTATTCACCGTAAGTCATCCCAACCCTTCCCAACCTCCTGTTCTCACTATTATCAACATACCTTCCTGATCGTGCCTTCTCAATAACATCCGTAAATATTATAAGAACACCTCCACCCGATTTTTTAATATCAATTTTATGGGGAGGAATATCTTCTTCAGCCTGTTCTTCCATAATTTTAAGTCTTGTGTAATAATCAGGAAATTCGTACAGGTGATCAAGTGCTATACGCTTAGCCTCTTGTTTATCAGTTGTGTGCTCCATTTCAACCCTAACACCCATCTTAAGTTGCTCAATAATAACCTTAATAGGAACACCATGACGCTCTGCAATTTGATTGATGGTCATATTTTTAGAAACACCATCCCCAATACTTTTTTCAAACAATTCAGACAATGCCTTTTGTAATTCTTTAGAATTGTAAATTTTACGCATAGCCCTAAAAACATCTACATTTTCTTTTAAAACATCAACTGGAACAAATTGATGATGATATGTCATTCCATAAATCTTTACCTCACTCTTTTTTTGATAGGGGGTTCTTTCATTTTTATATTGTGTATAAGCACAATTAGAAATCTGTTCATCTGACCACCCCTTATCTTTAAGATTTTTATAAAATTCATAAGATAGAGTAATTGTTGGAACTGCTCTTTTATTCATTCTTGCAGCCTCAACCCTTGTTATTCCATCAATAATAACATTTTTATCATTTTTACGATAGGAAACCGTTGGTGGCATTTTTGAAATGTTCAAATCTTTTCTTGCACGCAACAATTGTGGATCATACTTTTGAACTTCTTCTGGGGTAAAGGTGGTTTTCCAAGGACTTACTAATTCAATTTTCGTTGGCTCTTCTCTTTGCGACAAACTTGCCATAGTTTTATTATACTCATCAAATATTTTAAAATCTGAATCCTTACTTAAATCAAGCATTCTTTTTGAAACATTTGAAGAACCAACAAAAATCCCATCTTCACTGTCAATTTTGTAAACAACCGTTTTCTTTAAAAAATTCTCATTTCCAGTATCAAGAAATTTGTCTATTTCATTCTTATGTAAATTATAAAATGAATAATATTCGGCAAACGCTTCTTCTGGGGAAGTAGTTGCATACAAAGTAATTAGTTTAATATTTGAATTTGAACCTGTTCGCGGAATAGGTTTATCTCCGGCAGTAGCAGTCATGTTACTTCGTAATTCTGGAGATTGGTATGTCCAACCACACTCAACAACAAATTTCCTATAATCGTAAAATTCCTGACGACCCAATTTTTTTGAAACTGCATGCCCAATCTCATGAAATAAAACTGACCTAAATTCATCGGGATCCTTAAGAACCCCAAATACACTTCCTTTCTCAACACAATTAGCACTAAAATTTATCCTCCTATCAGCTCCATCATACCAAGCATAACCTCCACGATCACCCCCCTTATATGTTCTATTGGTTATTAGAGTAACCATATCATTTTTTAAAAAATGCCCTTCAGGTAATTCAAGAATTGTTTTCTCTAAATTGTGTAAAGCAGGTAAATGTTCCAAAGACCAATTTCCATCAACTACTTTTCCATATTTTTTAAGAAACCTTAAATAAATAAGATCTTTAAAGGAACCATCATCACTATCAAGTTCTTCATCAATTTTATCATATATCCTTTTATAAAATTCATCTGGCTCCATGTCAATTGTAACACCAAAACGCTCCATTTGTTCATCAAGAGCATCTTTTGATATTTGTTCTGCATACTTTCTTACATACTCTTGAAATTTATTATTTATATAATCCTTACAAGATTCACGAACCCCCCAATTATCACTAAATGCATCCTCTATCATTTCTATCATACTATTCTTCAAAGCTCGTTTAATCTTAATTTTATCGTATAACATAGGGATGCTATCAGCTGCAGAAATAAATTTCTGATATATTTCTTTCTTTTTAGGGTCTTTAAAATCAACCCCCTCCTCCAATTGTGCTTTTACTCGCCTAACAATTTCATATAATTTTTGGGCATGCTCAACAGTAAATGGATTAGCACATTCCTTATGCTCTGCAATTACTCTTTTTTTAATTTCATTTCTTTCTTCATCAGTTAAAACAATTCTTTTACTATCACCACCCTTTTCTTTGTTTGCTTGAACTAAAGCAGCACTAATTTCTTCCTTTAATCGCATTTCATCTTCCATGTACTGCCTTGAAAATTCATTCCTAAAGGAATAACGGCCAGCACCATAAAATCCTTCATACTGCTTAAATAAATCTGCAGTAAAAATTTTATTCCCATCTGCATCAGTATATTCATCTATTTCATGGTCAAGAAATTTTTCACCATTAATAGGAATCTTATACTTTAAAATTTCCCTGGCAAGAGCATCACACTGCTGCCCTATTTCTTGAAGTCTTGGGGAAGTTTTTAATAAAATCCACCCACTCGAAAATGGATCCATTGGCTTGTGTGCCTTAATCACCCTCCCCTTCTGCCATTCTCGAATTGTTCCTATCGGATACTCTTTTGGCATAACTTACTTTCCTCTTTTTTTGAATTGTTGTTCATACCTTTTTTCAAGTTCCTCTTGAATTTCCTTAGCAAATTCACTATCAATATCTTGATACAATTCATTTTTCAATAAAAGTTCAAGATCTTTTGTGGTTTCAAGGCTAAGATTTAACCCATTAACCTTACTTATATTTTCTACCATACCCATAACCTTATTTATTATTTAATTTGACGCATAATTTTATCAAATTCCCCAGTTACAGAATCAAAGTATTGACGAATTTCACGACGTATTGCCCTTTCGTCAACACCGTCCGCCATTCCTTCATCGGCGATCAAAATTGCATTTGATAATACACGGGTATTTATATCCTTACCCAATTTATCCTTAAATTCCTTTAAAACATTAAAGGCAAGTTTTCTTGCCTCTGGCCTTACCTCAATAATAGAAGATTTGTCAGCAGTGTAAATATTGATCTTATCAAGAATACTTTCAAGTTTATCAATTGTCTCATCAACAGTCATTGTAAGATTTGAAGCCAAAGCACGACTTCTTACTGCCTGATCAATTTGCTGTGAACTAAGATTTGTAATAGCAATTACCCTTCCCTTAAAAGAAAATGTCGAAGGGATTACACCTGAATCTGGATCCCCCTCAATATTGTAAATCTTTTTAGGGGATTTGTTCGAAATTTTTGTTGTTTTCCCGGTATCAAGTCCAGCCTTTAAGAAGCCCTGCACCTCAGTGGTTGAAAGGAATGTATCACAATCGTCAAAAACAATCAACTTGTCTCTGTGGCGATACATTTCGGCATAAACCTGGGAAGGTGATATACGTCCCTTGATAACAACATAATCATACTGATCATTGTTGGGCTGAATTTCTTCATCATACTCCCTTAATTCCAATTCTTCAGCAAGTTTCTCAAAAGTGTATGTCTTGCCAACACCTCCAGTTCCGTATGCTAAACAAAATTTATGACGACCGGTCATAACCCGTTTAAGGTTACGTTCATAGGTTTCCCAAAGTTCATCTACGCTAAATTCACGAAGAATAGGTGAACTTTCCCTTGTTTCCGGAGTAATATTCTTTTGAACCTTACGTATTTCTTCTTTTATACCCTCAATTGCCCCCTTTGGTAAATCTTTTTTAACATCAATTCCTGCTTCCTTAAATCTTGAATGTACACGACCATAATCTACACCAGTAAGAAGTGAAAGAACAGATTTGTCATATATACCTATATTCATCAAATCCCTTAACTTTTCACTTCCAGATTTACCAGATTCAATAATTTCATTCACTTTACTTGAAATATTTTCCTCCGTAATATCTCCTGAGTCTTCAACCTTACTCTTACCATGAATTTTAGGGGATTTACCTGTTTCAGGGTCAACCCATCGTATAGCCTGATATGTTGTGCCATCTTTACGCTTTACCTGAACCTTTTTTGGAACAAGGTGGGATAGATTTCGAATCGCCTTATTAAACGACTCAAGGCTTATATCGCCATCAAGATAAGCCTTTTTTAACGAATCCTTCAAAACACTTTTCATCATATTATCAAAGTTTTCTTTAAACCAAATTTGTATGTAAGGGCCTGAATGCCCTGTTTTTTCAGCATATTTATAAATTTCAAATTTATCTAACTCAAGTATAACAGTATAATCACTATTCAACCTATTTTGTAAAGCCAACTCTTCGGTTACATCAAAATACTTTCCATCCTTCTCATTCCAAGCATGTTCGATAGGTACACCATATAAAAAGGTGTAACCCTCAACATACTTTACTCCAGGGATCGTTGTCGCTACCTTCCAAGCATTATGATAACACCCCTTTGCCTTAATTCCTAACCGCTTTACTACACTAATTTCATCAGGGCTAAGAACACTATGTAAACTTTCAACCTTAACGGGCTTTGCAACATTTAACTGTGCCCTAAAGTAATCTTGTTGCTTACCGTGGGTTATTTTAACCAAATTTTCAAGGTAATTAATACCTAAATTTTTTACTTTTTGATCCTCATAAATATAACGCCATCCACCCTTACCATTTGGTATACGTTTTATGTATTTATGTGGTCTATTTTTCCCCATTATTCAATGTCCAAAACAAAATTATTACAACCAATTAATTTAATAAGATTTTCTTGCATATTAAAAGGCATTTCATACTTTTCAATTTCATTTGGGTAAATCCATTTGTAATCATACGTTTCATTATCATCAAGCAAAATAGTAGGGTTCATTTCCTTTGTAAATGTTTGAAAGTATTCGATCTTAACTTTTTCATTGTCTGTGTATCTTGCAATAAGTTCTAAATCTTCCTCCTTTACCTTAATACCTGTTTCCTCAAAAAATTCACGAGCAGCAGCCTGCTTATGGGTTTCACCCATATCAACATGCCCACCAGGAATCACCCAAAGTAAAGAATTTTTATCATCCTCCTTATTTGCTCGTTGAATAATCAAAAATTTACCCTCAGGATTATAGCATATAACATCTGAATACCGAATGGGTACATTTAAAATGCTTTTAAAAAATACGCTTAAAAAATTTTGAGTTATTTCTCCTTTACGGCACTTATCAATACACGACTGTAAAAATAAATCCTTCTTTTTAGAGACATACGCCTTATGTATTTTTTCCGATAAAAGTAAAGAATTTCTCTTACTAATTGCCGAACTTAATTCTTTACGCAATTTTCCAATTCTTTTAAGGTATTCGCTAAGAAAAATTTCATACTCAACCTGTACCCTATCAAAAAATTCAGAATCAGAAGACTTTTTAAGTAAATTTGATCGTTCTGTATAAATATTTGACAATACATTTATTTCATTTTCAAATTCACTTATTCGCTTATCCAATTTTAAAATTTTATCTACAGAACTTTCTGTAGGCAAAATCTTATTTAATAGTTCGCCAAGCATGCCCTAAAAATTAAAAACCAACACTAAATGTCCCAGAAGTACCACTTTTATATACTTTAGCCAATTTAGCAGGGTACCATTTTCCCAAATATGCTTGAGCCTGGGCAGCCGTAATCACAAAAATTTCCCCATGATCCTGGCCTATTAATTGAACCCTAATAATTCCAACACTCTCAATGCAAATCATAAAACTATCGTCGGCAGCCCGACGTTTAGGAATAAGGTCACCAGGAAGGGATGCCATATTGACAACCCCTAAATCAGGATCACTATTTGCAAT